ACAGTAAAATTTGTTAAACCTGACGGTGAACCTGTAAGTCAAGCTGGTAAGTTAAATTGGATTGCAGACAACCCAATTAAAACTGGAGCTGCTTTAACAGGAGGGTTCATGGGCCTTGGTTATGGTATCCGGAATCTAGCACCTAAAGGAGCTAAATATTTAATGGGCTGGCAAGCAGGCATCCCGGCTTTCGGAGCTCCTTACGAAGCATCAAGATTTAGAGAAGGAATGGACGTTGGTGAAATGGCTACTGATCCATGGAACGCATTGTATGCAGCAGGTATAGGTGGTCAAGCCGCTAAAGATGCTTTTTATAAAAATAGAAATGAATTAGGACTCAAGAATATTACAAGTAAAGAAGGTTTAAAAAAACTACCTAACGCTTTAAAGAATGCAATTATGTCTCCAAGAGCTACAGGAACAAAAGCTACATTTGGTTTACCTTCCGGCTTAGAAGGTTCTAGAGCATTTTTAAGTAAAGTTAATAAAGCAAAAGGAATTGGAGGACTTGCATTAAGAGGATTAGGAATGGCTAGAATGGTAGGAGGAATGGCTTTGGCTACTACACCAATTGGTTGGGGAACAGCAGCATTGTTTGGTGCTAATGAACTTTACAAATCTTATAAAAAAGGTGCAAGCTTAGATGATAAAATTGATGACATGAGATTAAACGGTGAGATAACTGAACAAGATGCAGATACTTACAAAGAGATTGTAGGTCAAGGTTGGTTAAGTAGAACTGTCTTTGGTCAAGATGATAAAATGTTAGAAGGTAGAACTATTGGTGCTGATGAACAAGATACTATTAGACAAACTTTAAATGAAGATATTTATCAAGGTCAAATAAAACCTCAAGAAATGGAAGACAGAGCATATGACAGATCTGGAGTATTTCAATTATTTAATAATGGTGGAAGAGTAGGTTTTAATAAAGGTGGTATGAGTAGAAGAGCTTTTTTAAAATTAATGAGTTTATTTGGAATAGGACTTGCTGGAGCATCAGCAGGTATGTTTAAAACAGTAGGCAAACAAGCTGTTAAAAAAGGATTAGCTGAAGTTGCTACAAGTCCTGTTGAAGGAATGCCTTCTTGGTTCCCAAGAGTAGTGGCTAAAATTCAAGCTGATGGAAAATTAAAAACTATGGCTGATAGACAGTATGTTACAGGAGATAAATATGAACATACTATTGAAGGTATAAAATTTGAATTAGAAAACAACCCAGTCAGTGGAGAAATAACTTTAAATTGGGATGGACAAGGTCAATACGGAGAAATTCCAAGAACAATATATTACAAACCAGGGAAACAAGGTTATCAAAAAATGAATACGGATCCTGAGTTTCCAAACCAAGCAGAAGATATGGCAGTAGAAGTAGAAGAACCATCATTTGATTATATTGAACCTGATTACAACAGTATGGGTCCAGATGGCACAAGACCTGAAGATGCTAATTATTTAGATATTTTTACAGAAGGAGATAATGGTGTTGCTGCTTTAGAAAATTATGCTAAACAAGATTTAGATATGGCTATTAGACAAGGTGGAGATAAAGCTGTTAGAAAATTAAAAAAAGATACATTTGATAAATTTAAAATGCACACTGAAGCAGGTCCAGAATACTATAACTTTGATAGTAGTGCTGAAAAATATGTTAATCCACAACCTATCGATGAAAGTGACGTTGCAGGAGAAATACTTGAAGGTAGTAGTAAATTAGATCCAGATAAGTATAAAAAAGGTGGTATAGTTTCTATCCTATGATAAAAAAAGAAAAAAGTAAAAAACATGATGGCATAACTAGACCATTTAATGAAGCTTATAAAAACGGCTGGAACGAAATCTATTTAAACAGAATTTTAAAGAAAGAAGTTGAAATTGGTGCCAATGGCACTCAAGGTTATATGATTAAACACGGCAAAAACAAAGGAACTATCTTATGAAAAAAGAAAACCCTACATTGACTAAAAACATGAAACATGTTAAATGGAAGGAAATACCTCCTCTAAGAGGGCCCGACCCGCAAGGCTTGATTAAAGTTCAGAAACAAGATAAGGATAACAGGGAAAGAATATTAAATGGCAAACAATATAGATAAGTCGCTACCTAATCAGGTTACGAATTCAGTTGCAGTAGAAAGTCCTGAAGAGACTTTTGTAGATGGCATTGAACAAATGGAAGAAGTAAATTCTGAAGGTGTTGAGATTGTTAAAAATGAAGATGGCAGCGCAGACATAAATTTTGAACCTGGGGCCGTGGCCGCAGAAGGTGGTGAACAACACGATGCCAATTTATCAGAATTATTACCCGAAGAAGTTATAGGAAGATTAGCTTCCGAACTTTATCAAAATTATTTAGATTACAAATCTTCAAGATCAGAATGGGAAGAATCTTATGTTATGGGTTTAGACCTTCTAGGTTTTAAATACCAACAAAGAAGTGAACCTTTTCAAGGTGCTTCAGGTGCAACGCACCCAGTATTAGCCGAAGCAGTTACACAATTTCAAGCGCAAGCTTATAAAGAATTATTACCAGCAGATGGTCCAGTTAGAACTCAAATTATGGGTATGTCTACAAGAGAAAAAGAAGATCAATCTGTTAGAGTTAAAGATTACATGAATTATCAAATTATGAATGAGATGCCAGAGTATGAAGCTGAATTTGATTCAATGTTATTTTATCTACCTCTATCAGGATCTGCTTTTAAAAAAGTTTATTATGATGAGATGTTAGGAAGAGCAGTTTCTAAATTTGTACAAGCAGATGATTTAATTGTACCTTACTCAGCTACTTCTTTAGAAGACACTGAAACAGTTGTTCAAAGAATTTACATGTCTCAAAATGATGTTAGAAAAGCACAAGTTGCAGGTTTCTATGCTGATATTGATTTAGGATCTCCTGCGTATACGCAAGATAAAATCCATGAAGAGGAAAGAAAATTAGAAGGTGTTAAAAAAACAGTTTCTCAAGACCAATCAGATTATACAATTTTAGAATTTCATACTTCTTTAGACCTAGAAGGTTTTGAAGATGTAGATGAAGAAGGAAATCAAACAGGAATTAAAATTCCTTATGTTGTAACTATGGAAGCTGGTGCAAGAGAGATATTATCTATTAGAAGAAATTATTCAGCAGGTGACCCTGAGAAAAAGAAAACACAATATTTTGTTCATTTTAAATTTTTACCTGGTTTAGGTTTTTATGGTTTTGGTTAAATTCACATGATTGGTGGTCTATCAAGAACTGCTACTGTTGCTTTAAGACAATTATTAGATGCAGGAACTTTATCTAATTTACCGGCTGGTTTTAAACAAAGAGGTATTAGAGTTAGAGATGATGCAGCTCCTTTACAGCCTGGAGAATTTAGAGATGTAGATGCTCCTGGTGGAAATTTAAGAGATGCTTTTTATCCATTACCTTACAAAGAACCTTCTCAAACATTATTACAATTAATGGGAATAGTTGTAGAAGCAGGACAAAGATTTGCTTCTATTGCTGATGCGCAAGTTGGTGATGGTAATCAACAAGCGGCAGTTGGAACAACTGTAGCTTTACTAGAACGTGGTTCTAGAGTTATGTCAGCTATTCATAAAAGATTATACAATGGTTTAAAAAGTGAATTTAGATTACTAGCTGGAATTTTTGCTCAGTATCTTCCACAAGAATATCCTTATGATGTTGTTGGTGGACAAAGAATGGTTAAGCAAACAGATTTTGATGATAGAATAGATATTGTACCTGTAGCTGATCCAAATATATTTTCTATGACTCAAAGAATTTCTTTGGCTCAAACACAATTACAATTAGCTATGTCTAATCCTCAAGTACATAATATGTATGAGTCTTACAGAAAAATGTATGAAGCTTTAAATATTAAAAATATAGATCAAATTTTACCTCCACCTCAAACACCAGCACCAAAAGATCCAGCATTAGAACATATTGATGCAATAGCAGGTAAACCTTATCAAGCATATAGAAACCAAGACCATAGAGCTCATATAACTGCTCACATGGCTTTTATGGGAACTAACTTTGCAAAAGTTAATCCTAATATTATTGCTTCTTTAGAAAAAAATATATTTGAACATATTTCATTAATGTCTCAAGAACATGTTGAAATGGAATTTGCTAAAGAAATAATGGAGATGCAACAAACACAACAAACAGGACAAGGTGGTCCACAATTACAAAAAGCAATGGAAGAATTAAATTTAAAAATGGAATCTAGAAAAGCTGTTATTATAGCTGAGTATACAGATGAGTTTATGGTTCAAGAAAAAGAAATTACAAATGCTATGGATAATGATCCTTTAATTCAGTTAAAAGAACAAGAACTAGGATTAAAAGCACAAGAGAACCTACGTAGAAAAGAAGAATCTGAAGCTAGAATTAATTTAGATAAAATGAAGATGTTTGACAACAGAACTCTTACAAGAGAGAAAATGGCTCAAAATGAAGAGTTAGCTGAACTAAGAGCCGATACTTCAATAACTAAACAAGTGATGTCTAATGAGGCAAAAAGACGGTCAGATCTTACAAAAAGATATGATGTTAATCGCTTGAAAGACAAACGATAATAGTATAACAATTAATTAGGAGAAAATATTATGAGAGATGATTTTGGTAACAGACCATACGCTGAAAGATTTCCTTATTCTAAGAAGAGTAAGAAACAAGGAGCTAATGCTAGACTTGACGAATCTCTAGGAGAAAGAGACGGAAAAGAATCTACAAAAACTCAAAGCTATAAATCTAGAAGAGATGAATCAAGAGGATCTAGATAATGAATAAAAAAAACAAAGCAATACGAGTAGATACACCTAAAGATCATCCTGATATCAAAACATTTACAAAATTACAGAAAAAAGATAGAGAAAAAGCTAAAGAAGATTTTCCTATTATGTCTAAAATTTTTGGTGTAGGTAAAGCTAAAGACGATAAAAAAAAAGCTAAAAGATTTATAGACACTATGCAAACCATGGGTGCTAAAAAAAGAACTGAAACAGAAGGTTCGTTTAAATCAGGTGGATTAGCTTTAAAGGGATATGGTAAAGCATACATGAAAGGTGGCAAAGTAAAATAATGGCAATAACATCAGCATCATCATTACCTCAACAATATGTATCTGACTTAGGTCAAGACTACGCTAAACAATTAACAGGTTTAACATCTGTACCTTTAGA